AAGCTGACTCTTTGGAAGATCTTCCTGAACTGATTGATGCGATGTTTCGAGCACCGTACAACCCTGCCTTGCGAGATGCATTGGATCGTGTTAAAATAGTTTACAGACTAAGCAAACCATGAGCAATAAACTCAATATCAACAATGAAATGGCACAACTGGATCGTAAGAACCGGCAGTTCTACGACGAACTCACAGACGAAGAACGCAAGAAGTTCAGTCTTTATCTCATGTTGCGTTGGAGCAGCGCAGTACAGGCCAGCGGCGCGGTGCAGGCCTACTATCTCATGAGCTGTAACGAAAATCTCAACAAGAACTTCTTTGACATCGCCAAGCACCCAAAACTGCAATGGTTGTGCGCTACCGCAGTGAGTCCTGGCGTGGGTACTTTCAAACATTCGTGGATTCCAAACAAAAAGAAAAATTCTGCCATTGAAAACAAAACAGTCAAGGCCTTGAGCACAATTTTTCCTCAGTTCAAGAGAGAAGAACTTGAGATGCTGGCCACTATCAACAGCAAGGATGAAATCAAAACACTGCTGAAAAAACATGGATGGGATGACAAGCGAATCAAAGCTGAGCTATAAATGCCGCTATTGTGAACGAGAATTCCGCAAAGAAAGTACCTTGGCGGTGCATCAGTGTGAACAAAAACGCCGCTGGCAACAGGAACGTGAGACAGGAGTGCAATGGGGACTTAGAGCCTATTTGCGTTTTTATGAAGTCACACAAGGCAGCGCAAAGTTGAAAAGCTATGAAGATTTTGTCGCCAGTCCTTATTATTCTGCTTTCGTGCGTTATGGACGACATGGTGTGGCCATACGCAACGTGAATTTCATCGCATACACAGACTGGCTGCTCAAAAACAACAAAAAACTGGACCATTGGTGCCGGGACAGTCTTTATGAGGAATGGTTGCTAGAATATCTGCGCCGAGAGAATGTACAAGACGCATTGGAACGTGGATTGGAAGAGATGCAGAGCTATGCAGATGACAACCCTGATCTCAAGAACGGATTCCGTGACTACTTTCGCTATGGCAATGCCAATCGCATCTGCCATCATATTACCACGGGTCGTGTGAGTGCCTGGATCGTGTTCAACTGTGCCAGCGGTGTTGAATTCCTTGAAAGCCTCGATGAAGTCCTATTGGCTGTTGTTCTGCCCTATATCGATCCTGATTATTGGCATCGCAGACTGCAAGACTATCTGGCAGATACTGAATGGGTTAAACATGTGTTGCAAGAGGCTGGATTATGAGCTTGATCAGGCTGTCCTATAATCCCGATGGCAGCAATCTCAAGCCCATGGCTTCAGCCCTCAAGCTCAGCCGAGAACTACAGGAAGAACATGACCTGGTGCGTGGTCGAGACTACAGCTGGCATTTCAGCACAGCTGATCGAGAACTGCACATACTATTTCACGGTTCTCAAGCCGAGCAGATATCAACATTGGTTGCCATGAAGTACATGGGGAGGAATCTCAATGAAATTTAACAGTGACATCGACATCGATTTTGCCGATCGAGAGCAAGCACTCAAGTTCATAGATCATACACCCGCCAGCATAATGCGTGATGGGAAACTGGTCTCGCACAACACTGGTGTGTATGCCACACAGGTTCCACAAGATCCGTTCTCTGGATTGTGCAGTCTTGATTATGAACTCGCTGAGGACAGAGGATACGTCAAGCTGGATTTCCTCAACGTGAATCTCTATCGGCAGGTACAGAACGAGCAACAGCTCATTGAGCTCATGAATCATGCCCCAGACTGGCAACGCTTTAATTCAGATCAAGAGTTTTTTGAACAGTTGATACACGTAAACAGCCACTGGGAGCTGCTGAAAAAAATGCCCGAACCTGTAGACACTATCGCACGCCTGGCTATGTTTTTGGCCGTGATAAGGCCAGGCAAGAGATATCTAGTGGGACGCAGTTGGAAAGAAGTAGGTGAAGAGGTGTGGACTAAACCCACGGATGACGCTTATTATTTCAAGAAAAGCCATTCATTGGCTTATGCTCACTTGGTGGTAGTGAATATGAATCTAATCAGTCTTGCGAACCAACACAATTGATCGTCGTTTGGTTTTTTTGGCTGCTATTTCTTTGAGACTCACATAAGGACCGAATTTGATTTCAACATCTCTGCTGTTCATGGTCTTGAGGCAGTATCGAAACGGTGACCATTCTTGTCTGAAAAACACATTGATTGGTATGCTGCGGTTGCTTTCCCACCACCAGGTTTCGCCAAAGTTTAAGAACGAGTGTTTTTCTGCGTCTGTACGCAAGGTACCATAATCATAGATGCAGGTAAGCACATCATCTACGTTTTGAACGATACCGATGTATTCGTTGCCGCCGTAGACCACATAGCTTAAAAATGGATATTTTTTACAAAAGTCTTTTAGGATATCTTCTGACACGATGAATCAAATTAGTTTACCAAATATTTACCAAAGCACGGATCTCATTGATTTTTATTGGATGCTGTGTTATACTGCTTGGCATGAATGATCTGATACAACAGGAACTGATATCGCTACTGCCAGCACGTAGGAAGCGTACCACTGATTGGATCAGCTTCAATGCTGTGTGCTGTTCGCACAATGGCGAAACTCCAGACACCCGAGGACGCGGCGGAGTGCGTCCCAATGCTGATGGCAGCGTGAGCTATCACTGTTTCAATTGTGGATTCAAGACTGGATTCTATCCCGGGCGACCTCTCAGCTACAAGTTTCGCAGGCTGCTGAGCTGGTTGGGCGCAGACGAAAACACAGTTCAGCGGTTGGGCATGGAAGCACTGCGCATCAAAGAACTTGTACCTGTGGCCGAGCGTGTGCCTGTGCCTGAAGTAGAAATAGAGTTCAAGCCACGTGCATTGCCCGATGATTCAGCCAGCTTTCGCGAGTGGGCCACCATGCTGAGCCTCACCGATGACGATTACATCGTGCCTGAGCAACTGACACGTGCGGTAGATTATGTTTACCAGCGCAAGATTGACACGGATCGCTATGATTTTTACATAACAGACGAGTCCAGTTACAATCTAGATCGTCGTGTGATCATTCCTTTCACCTGGAAAAACAAAGTGATTGGATACACTGCCAGAGCCATCGACGAAGGTGTTAGACCCAAATACCACAGCAGTTATGAACCTAACTATGTGTTCAATCTTGATCAACAGCAGGCTGATGCTAGAATCGTGGTAGTGGTCGAAGGGCCATTTGATGCCATGAGCATAGATGGTGTGGCGGTGCTGAGCAACTCCATAAGCGAAACACAAGCAGACATCAGTGCTTCTTTCGGTCGCGAAGTCACCGTGGTTCCAGATTTTGATACCCAGATAGATGCCCGAGGTAAAAAGAAATGGTCCGGCCGAGAACTGATAGACGCTGCTTTGAAGTACGGATGGTCAGTGAGCTTTCCTGAGTGGCACGAAAAGTGCAAAGACACAGCAGAAGCAGTGGTTAAATATGGCAAACTGTTTACGCTGGCCAGCATATTGCGAGGCCGAGAGACGAGCGCATTAAAGATAGAACTCAAGAGCAAAACAATATATAATAAACTATGACCAAAGATTACAACGTCAGCATACAAAAACTTTTTCTAGAAATGATGATGCACGACGCTCAAAATTTCGTGCGTGTGCAGAACATCTACAATGAAGAAAACTTTGATCGCAGCCTGAGGTCGGCAGCCAAGTTTATCAAAGAACACAGCAACAATCACAGGACCTTGCCTACTCTGGATCAGATACAAGCGGTCACTGGCATAGAGCTCAAGGCCCTGCCGGATGTCACGGAAGGGCACTACGAATGGTTCTTGGGAGAATTTGAAAGTTTCACCAAACAAAAAGAGCTAGAGCGAGCCATCCTCAAGGCCGCGGACATGCTGGAAAAAGGCGACTTTGATCCTGTAGAAAAACTGATCAAAGACGCGGTGCAGATCAGCTTGACAAAAGATCTAGGCACAGATTTCTGGGCCGACCCTGAAGGCATGCTAGAAAAGTATTTTGACTCGGGTGGACAAGTAAGCACAGGTTGGCCGCAGTTGGACAAACTGTTGTATGGCGGATTCAGTCGCGGCGAACTAAACATTTTTGCTGGCGGTTCGGGGTCGGGCAAGAGCTTGGTGATGATGAACATTGCACTCAATTGGGTGCAACAGGGCCTGCATGGTGTTTATATCACCTTGGAACTGAGCGAAGAACTCACGGGCCTGCGTACAGCAGCCATGCTGACCAACATGAGCACCAAAGACATTCGCCGCGACAAGCAGACGGCTGCGCTCAAGGTCAAGATGGTGGGCAAAAAATCAGGCAGTTATCAAGTCAAAGCATTACCAGCGCAAAGCAATATCAATGACATCCGTGCATTCTTGAAAGAATATCAGATACAGACAGGACGCCGGGTGGATTTCATGATGGTAGACTATCTAGATCTGCTCATGCCCGTGAGCGCAAAAGTATCGCCCAACGACCTGTTCGTGAAGGACAAGTATGTGAGCGAAGAACTGCGCAACTTGGCCAAAGAACTGGGCATACTCATGGTCACAGCCAGTCAGTTGAACCGATCAGCAGTGGAGGAGATCGAATTTGATCACAGTCATATTTCGGGTGGTATCAGTAAGATCAATACAGCGGACAACGTGTTTGGAATCTTTACAAGCCGGGCCATGCGTGAGCGTGGCCGCTACCAGATCCAGTGCATGAAATCGCGTTCGTCCACAGGTGTAGGCAACAAGATCGACCTAGAGTACAACATCGAAACCATGAGAATCACAGATCCAGGTGAAGATGCCAACATACAACAACCTCATGCCAGCAGTATCATGAACCAGATCAAGGCACGAGCAGCAGTGGAACGAACAGATACCGCGCCTGACACGGCTGCAGAAATGCCTGGCATCAAGGCAGAAATGGGCAGTAACAAGCTCAAAAGCATGCTGGCCGACATAAAAGCTCAGGCAAGATGACCCAGCTGACCACCTTCGATTCGATAAATAACTAAGAATTGGAGCCTGACCTTGCTGAAAAAAACCCGTAGCATATTAGAAGAGCTGGATAGCCATTTTCTTGAAAAAGATCGAGAGAATGTGTTGGAAAGCCGTGCTGATCATGTGATACAAGGTGCTATCAACTTGATCAATACCATACGCGAAAGCTACAGCGCAGAAGCCGCGTCCGAGCTAGAACGCCGCCTGCTGAACAGCATTAGAGCGCAGGATCCTAATAAATTCATAAGAGGAATCAGGAGAGTGCGCAGTGAAAGCACAGGGTCTAACAAATAAAATCAGCCGGGGATTTTTACAGCTATGAAATTGCAAGAAGGTGGCAATGCCATAGCCAGCAGCATTCCTGTTGCTAAAAAAGACGTGGCCAAGATCGTAAACGCAGTACGTTCGGCTCTGCCACCTGCCTTGGTAGGTCGCATGCAAGTTGATATTGGCAGTGCAGGTTACAAGGTGGAAAGCGGTGATATTGACGTCATGGTGGAAGCTGATGATGTGGTCGCCCTGTTCCAAACACAAAACGAAAAAGAACCTGTCAAGGCTGGAAAAAAGGCCTTGGAGAATTTCTTCCGGGCCAAGGGCTTCGAGAGCGTGACCAAGGGCAACAATGTGCATGTGGGTGTGCCTTATCGAGATGCCATGGCACAGGTAGATGTCATGGTCATAGGTGATGCCGCTTTGGTTGCTCCCTATCACCAACATGGACCTCGCGGCAGCTATTCAGATCCAGAATTCAAAGGTCAGTCCATCTTCATACTCATGAACAGCATAGGCAAAGCTCTAGGATTAAAATTCGATGCGTTCGGAGCCAAGCTCATGCGTAGAGAAGACAATGCTGTGGTTGCTAGAGACAGAGACTCGGTGGCCAAAATCTTGCTCAATCCACGTGCCACTGGAGATGATCTCAACAGCGTGAAAAGCATCATGCGAGCATTAGAAAATGATCCCATGAAAAATGAAAAATTGGCACAGGCTCGTGACGACGAGGCCAAGGGATTGATTGTGCGGCCTCGAAAGCTAGAA